CGCTAGGCTATAGACACCCGTGTTCAATTCTACTGCACGAACCTTACGGCCTTTCATTAGGAACTGTACGCTTGGCTCACCGTTGTAGTTGTAGTCATCACGGTTGAGCCTGTAGGTAGCTGTAGAACTAGCAGCCCCTGTGAACAGGTTAGTCGATGGGAAGCCCATAGCTGTGTGGCTTGAGGGAGAGGATGCGATTGTGTCGTTGTAGATACGGATGCGGTGCTTGAAGCCAGCCTCAGCGTCGTCATAGGCTAGGCCGTTGACCAACATGCTTTGGACACCTTCGATACCACCCTGACATAGGGCGTACTGAACGTGCAAGAACTCGCTCTTAGTGCCAGTGACTGCTGTTGTTGGTAGGCCCTCAGCGAACAGTGTGTCCTCTGTGGATGATGTCTCCTCAAAGCCTGTAGTCACCTTACGTGATGTAGCTACACCACCTATGATTTGTTTGCCGTAGACGACAGGCAGAGGTGCGCTCTCACCAGAGACTGTGAACTCAAAGCCCTTACGAGCGTCCATAGCCTTCTTCATCTTCTTCTGTTGAGCCGCATGATGGGCTACGGAGACCACTGTCACTATGACATTGATGATAGCTTTGACTAATGCTGTTAAGGGCATTAGACTTTCCCCCACTTGATTGAGACTTCGTGATCTGCATAGATGTCATCGAACGAAGTGTCTGTTGCGCTGCGTTGGTCCATGCCATCCTTGGATGTGTAGAACACGTTTACGAAGTCTAGGTCAGCCATTGGGCTAGTGCCCTCAATGATAGCCAAGCGTTGCTCTAGGTCGTTAGAGATGCTAGGGCTGTCTGCTGTGCCATTGTAGATGTCCAGAACGTCAGCAGTATCCAAGTGAGGAGTGCCATCAGGTGACATGAAGCCCAGCTTAACTGAGATGTCGTGTCCAACCACGTTAGCCTTGAACTCAGCTAGCATCTGGTTGATGTTGTCAGCAATGACCACACGGTAGGCTTCACGATCGACCACTGAGGAGAACCGAGGGCTAGAGACTTCAAACAAGCCGCCGTCTGAGGTGTACGTGTCGCCATCGTAGACCACATCGTAGGGGAGACTTGTGAGGTTATAGGTTGAGTTGAACGACAGCTTGATCAGCATGAAGAATTCAGCACTGCCACTATCAATAGCAGCCTGAACGTTTGTTGAGAATGCTCTAGCCATTACAGTGCCTCGATCAGATTGATGGACCCTGCGTTGGACAGCAGGCCATCTGTGAAGGTGATGCCCATAGCGTTGTCGATGCTGCGGTAGTACGTCAGCACAGCACTAGAGCCTGTCTTGAGGGTGTCTGTCCCCGTAACAGCCACACGCAGTGTTGGATAGATAGACACAGGAGAGACCCCAGCAGAGTGGTCAGCTGTCACCATGTAGATCTTGTCGTGGTTGCTGAACTTAACGAATGTGCCCTTGCTCATAAAGCCGTTATTGTGGAGATTAACGGAGCTTGCCCCAGCGGAGGCGGATGATATTGCCCTAGAAACCCCAATAGTGTTGGCCGCGTCTACAGAAGGTAACTGTGGCATGGTCATTGTGTCTGCTACTGTGATGCCAGAGATAGCACCTAGGATAGCATCTGCCTCTGTAGCTGCTGAAGTAGCAGTGGCGAAGGACAGTTCCCAGCGCTGGGCACCTTGTGATGCTCGTTGGGTCTTGAGTGACACTGTGGTCATCTCGAATACAGGCTCGTTTGATGTAATCTTCAGTGGTGCTAAGATAGTAGCCCCGTTATAATAGTAAGCCATTGTCAGCTCCTTTGTGCTCTTGTGATTAGTGGGATGTGGCGCTCTAAGAACGACCATTGGTGTAAGTGTCTCACGCCCTTGGAACCTGTAGCGGTCAACCAACGTGTCTTGCCAACGATCAGTGCAGAGATGCAACCGTTGTCCAGTGTTGTGTAGGCCACGTCCCCAATCTTAGGGCGCTTGTTCCTGACCTCTGTGTAGTTGTAGTGGGCAGATAGCTCACTGAAGTCCTTGAACCCAGCGGACAACACAGCCTCTTGGAACTCTTGAGGGCTGGTGTACTGTAAGTCTAGGATAGCTCGTTCGCCCCTTAGCTCTGTGTCGTACTCTACAACCAACGCCCAGCAACAGTTGTAACCATATAGGGTCTCACCATTGCGGGAATTGATTGTAGTTGTAGCACGTGTCAGGGCCTCTAGGATTTGGTCCTGAGTGTAGTCCATGCTAGCGGATGCCATTCTCTTTGTTGAGAGCATTGGTCCCATTAGCAATCTGAGGCATCATAGCAACGATCTCTCTGCGCGTAGCACGTGAGACATCGCCAGTGACGTTGATGTTGAACGTCTGTCCACCACCACTACCACCGTTCATGAAGTTGCCAACCTGATCAACAGGGACAACTAGCTCTCCTGGCTGTAGCATTGTAGGAACGCTGTCAGCATAGGATTTGGAGAACGGTGTGGTTGGTACAATACCACCAGCAGCAGCAACTTTCACGCCACCAAAGGCACCTAAGATCGTACCAAGGGAACCCCAGATACCACCGCCACCATCAGAGCCGTTGAGGCTAGCCATCAGGGTGTCGATAGCTCCACTAAGGAAGTCATCAAGCGGACTGAATAGACCCTCAGCGAAGTTGTCGATCACAGTAGATGTGAAGCTGTCCATTGTACTCTCTAGGAAAGACTTCCAGTCTCCGTCTTGCATAGCAGTAGAAAAGCTGGCTTGAATGCTGTCCAGTAGGCTCTCACCAATAGACGTTCCACTCTCGCCACCCTCAGGGCCACCACCGGAACCACCAATGCTAGCGACAACGACTGCCTCTGCTATAGCAGGGACAACTGGCTGCGCGCCACCAGCGGGGCCACCAGCACCAGCACCGGGGCTAACACTGAATGGCTTTAGAATATCCTTCAGCTCCGTTAGGAAGGGGTTGCTAGCACCAAGGAACTTCTCTGCTTCTAGGAGCCTGAGCTGTAGGGCAAGCATGGCATCTGTATTAGCAGCGTTTGCAGCGGCTTGGGTTTGCATTGCTGCCTCCTCATTGCCACCTTCCAGGCCCATAAGGGCACCAACGCTAGAGGCAGCGATCTTGTCCATCTGCCTGCCGAATTTCGCAGCAAGACCACCTATTGCAATATCCCAAGCGTTTGAGATTTCGTTGAAGATAAGCAGCAGCTGCACCTTCAGCTTCTCACCCTGCCACATAATGCGTAGGAACTCATGTCCAGCAGCACTTGCCATCAGGGAGAGAGCGCCACCCACTGACCCTGTGGCCGCTACGATCAGCTTGAACTTCTGTATTAGCTTGTAGATGATGACACCCATAGCAACAAAGGTTGCTACAATGCCCGCGATAAGAGCCGCTATGGCAATGAAGGGAGACAACAGCACAGCAAGTGCAGCGTTTATTGCCCACAGCGAAACTGCTGCTACACCAGCAGCAACACCAAGAGCCGCAATAGCCGTGGCTAGACCCACGAACCACTTGGCTGCTGTGGGGTGCCTGACTACAAGGTTGTTTAATATATCAGAGATAGATGTCATAACCTCAACCATAGGCGCTAGTGCGTTTGTGATGTTGCTTTTTATAGAGGTTGTGAGACGGGCGATAGCATCGTTGAAGTCCTCAGCTGCATCAGCCGCGCCTTGTTGTACAGTAAGGATGTTCTTGCCATCTTTGACCATCTGTTGGTAGGCCACGGTGTTAGTTGCGAACTCACGACCAAGCAAGTCCTCTGCCAGAGCCGCACGGACACCAGCATCAGCAATACCCTCAAGACCCGAAATGATTGCACCAAATCGCTCCTCTGGGCTAATGGCCATCATCTTATCGTAAGAGAGGCCAACAGCGTCCAAGCTGTCCTTAGCTGTAATTAGGCCACGTCCAGCATCTAGGACCAGGCCGTTCATCTTACGCAGGCCCTTCTCGAATGACCTTTGTGATATGCCCGCTTGACCTACGCCAAACTGCAGCCGTTGGTAGGCGTCAATGTTGATACCAATAGCCTTAGCGTTCTTGCTTAGGGCATCTGCATTTAGGAGCAGGGCCTTTGTGCCTAACACAGCCGCTAGTCCTGCAAGCGCACTAGTGACGCCGCCGGTCATCCTCTTCATGGAGCGCGCCCATGTCTTGGTTCTCTTTTGGGCCGATGTTAGGCCCTTTGTTAGCTTTGCGCTATCAACACCTAATCCGATACTGAGGTTAGCAATTGTAGCCATAGTGGCCTCCTGTTGTTGGTTGTTACCTTGACTTAGCCCTTTTCTTAGCTAAGGACTTAGCCTTCTTCTCGATAGCGGGGCCGAGGGTTGTCTTGAAGCGGTACAACATCCCATCCACCTCGTTATCAAATACTCTCTCCAGTGTGTGGTTAGCTGGGATTTCCCGTGTGCCAAACTCTACTGCAAGGGCCTGTGTCCAGAGGCTCCTGCCTGTCCAGAACCAACCCACTCGACCAGCTAGAATTGTGGTGCTGTTGTAGTGCTGGGAGTATAGCATGCGCTTCGTAGGCTTACCCACCTTCACAGCTACACTCTCTCTGAGCGTACCTTTGTCCTTTGGAGTACCTTCGCTCACCTTCGCCTCTAGTGGGGCCATAGCGGCCTTCACAGCGGGCCTCATGGCCTGTACAGCAGCTTTACCTGTGTACTCCTTCTGAAGGGCTAGTAGTGCCCTTTCCATTTCCCTTAGGCCCTTGACCTCTATTTTGATGTTAGCCATTTAGGTGCTCCTTCTAGGGGGATTGACAGCAGTGCGCTCTTGGCAAGGCTAGCCGCCTTAGCCACAGACCTGCTGGACTTACCTGCACCGAGGGACTGGTAGTCCTCTAGTTCAGCGTAGAGCTTGTGAAACTCAATGAGGGGGGTGGCTTTGTACTTCTTACCGGAGGCAATGGCAACCGCTGTCTCCTTGCTCAGATGCGCTTGTGCGAACTGTGTGTAGTTAGCCTGTGCCACACCGTAAGGCCCCCACAGACCCGCCTGTAAGGTCACGTAGAGGTTGTGTGCGTCGTCTAGTGGTAAGTCATCCACCGTAGCAAGTGAGGAGCCATTAGCCAACATAAGCGTCCTCACCTGTAGTAGCCACGATGCTTTTACTTTCCCGCGTTTGCTGCTGTCGGAGATAGCGCCTCTGGGATAGCATTAACGATGCGTTGGATAGCCGTTAGGGACAAGGCCCCAGTGATGTCATCAAAAGTTGCTACATCATCAAAGCTGTTGCCATCTTCGTCACACACTAGGTTGTTGAACAGCTCCTCAATGACAGTCTCATGGTCATCTTTCATTCGTGCCGCGAGGTTACCAAATGCAGCATCTACTGCCTTTGCGGACATGTTGCGGATGTAGACGCCTTCGACTGACAGAGCGATAGGTCCACTCGCCATAAGTTTTGATAGTTTAGCCATGTTGTTAATCCTTCTTCCAGCCGCTTGGGCTTAGTGTTGTTGTGTAAAATGTGTCAACGTAGTCTTGGGCCATAGCAATTGCTTCGCTGGCAGTCATCTCTTCAGAGACCATGAAGCGAGCGCCTAGCTCAAACACCATCTTCTTTTGGTTGCCCCGTGAGAACCAGAACTCAGGCTCCTCTTGTGGTTGGGCAAACTGGGACTGCGCAAGCATTGAGTGCAGCACCGTGTCGTCAATCATTGTTTTGGTTGTCATGTGTTTCTCTCTTGTGAATAAGGTGGCCCCCAGAATTAACTGAGGGCCGTTAGGTTAGGCAGCGTCAAGCCATGTCAGACCACCAGAACGAGCAATGGAAACATCCATTTGCACACGGTCGTCGATAGGAGCAGACACAGTAGCGTCAGCCACATAGCCATCGAAAGCAGCCCAAGTGACAGCAGCACCCTGTGTGAACTTCACAACAAAGGTGTGGATGGTCAGGCCATCGTCGTCACGCAAGCCAGTGTGGATAGCGTTGTCTAGGTTCAGCGTGACGTTGAAGTCGAACGAACCTGGATCCGCTTGACCTGGGAGCTTGCCCTTAACGTCGTCGCCATAGACTGGGATGTCGATGACAGTACGTGTCTTATTGAGCGAACCAATGTCAGCTACGTCCAAGACTTCGTTACCAGCAGCGGCAGTAGATGCCATGCTTGATACGTCTTTAGTAGCATCGACACTAGCCGAGTAGTAGAGTGTGGCAATAAAGCCAGCAGCGCGACCTGTTACAGAAGCCATAGTAATTCTCCTTTGAGAGTTGTGTTAATCGAGCAGAGTAATATCAATGATGACGCGATAGATCTTCTCACCGCTATCATTGAAGTTCTCAAGTGTGTTATCGACAGTTGACCTGCCGACAGTGGATGAACCCATAACTCCTGTGAAGCCGTGGAAGGCACCGATGATGCTATCCTTTAGAGTAGCAGCCTCAGAGTAGGTCTTAGTGTAGACATCGACCTGAAAGCGTGTTTCACGCAGGCCATAGGACCCGCTATAGAACGCCTCACGAATACCACCACGCCCACTGTAAACAACAGCAGGTAGGTCGGTAGTTCTTGCGATGGCTGGGTAGGCCCGTGTGGGCGTTACGGTTGTGGCTAACTTAGCCGCGAAGTCTTTAGTTAATTGCATGTCATCTCCTTAAACAACCGTGTCTTCGAGCAGGTCCACAAGGAACATGATCTCAGAGCGTTTGCTGTACATAGGGTCAATGCCAACGACTTCATAGTTCAAGCTGTCCACCTTCATGTAGTCACCTTTGACCACAGCGAGGGTGTTGGTGTTCTTGCGGGCGTAGCAAAAGAACTTAGTGGTATCGACAGTGCCAGTGCTCTTGACAGCATCCTTAAATGACAGGGTTGTCAGTTGGACACCTGTAGAGAACGACAGAGCACTTGAGTAGACTTCTTCGCCATAGTCATTGTAAGTAGCAGACCGCGTGTAGAAGTCAGCCTTCTTTGGATGTGACAGCATGCTACCAACCTCTCAGGGATTGCACCAAGCGCATAGCTGTAAGCTGAGTTGCATAAGATGCTTTGTCGGAGGCGTTGTTGCGGTTCTCAAAGAGTTCAGCAGCTACCAACAACACAGCACGACTTAGCTTCTGTGGGACCGCAGCAAGTGAGGTGGTATACGTGATGTAGCCAGCGTAGGTGGACGTGCCACTTCGACCAGATGGTTGGGCTGAATATTTGATAGTTGGATACTCGCCAGACACGTCAATGCGATAGTTAGTAGAAGCGTGAACCTGAGCGGCATTGTCTGTGTCCCAGTAGCTTACGACAACCGTAGAGGCTGACAGGTGTGGCAGGGTGGTGTCGTCGAATGATGTGACATTGATCCGAACAGATGTAGCAGTCAGATACTCCCCAAGGAAGTCTGACAGGTATTCCTCAGCAGCTAGGAGAATGTCTTGAAGCTCAGTGTCGTAGGAAGTGTCACCGAACAACAGCAGGTGAGTTTTTAGTTCTGCTACGGTTGTCTGGGAGGTGGTAGCAGGGGTTGTTACTTGATAGTCCATATCTTCTCCTTAGTTGTTGAGGTGACCCCCAAGCGAATGCTCAGGGGCCAACAAGGTTAAGAAGACTAGGCAGCAGCCATCTTCAGTGTCTTCAGAGCAGAGTTGTCCCAGTTGGAGATGCCCGAACGCATTTCTGCATAGTAAGCATATTTACCTGGAACTGTCTGGTCATAGCGACCAACAGAAGCAGCAGCACGTTGTGCAATGACCAAGCCACGCTTGAAGTCACCAAAGGCACCAGTGATAGCGTTAGCAGCAGGAGCAGCCATGTAGCCGTTTTCATAAACTGGGGCACCGAACAAGCGGAAGCCACCAAGTTGTGGGTCAAACATAAGCTCAGAACCTGTGCCGCTGTTGGACAGTGTGCGCAGCTGGTTCATGATTTCGCTAGAGAACATGAAGGCACCAGACACGCGGGATGCTGGCTCAATTGAGTAATACAGGTCAACGATTTCAGCCCATGTGATTGCATCAGTTGCAGCAGCAACCTTACCAGCAGTCATTGTGGCAAGCTCAGTTACGTGCTCAGCAGCTTCGATAGACGCTACTTCAGCAAGCATGTCCTGTGCCCAGAACTGGTCGAAGCCTGGGATGTCGTTGACAGCTTCAATGGTCACATCTGTGCGAGCGTTGAAGGTCTGAACGATCAGAGTGGTTACGCCGACCGATGCGTTGCCGTTGTCAGCTACGTCTTTAGTTGCACCAGCGTTTTGAGCGGAGTGCGAACCAGCACGAACAGGCAAGTCAATCGCTTTGCTTGTGGTGTTCATGACAGATGCCAACTGACGGATTGGGTTGCCGTTGAAGATCGAGCCGATAAGGCCGAAAGTCTCAGTTGCACCACCAGTCACGTTGCGACCTTCTGTGATTGCTTTAAGTTCCACGTCAAAGTGGTTCTTGCCTGTTGCTTCAAATGACTTAGAGAAGCCTTCGGATACGGAGTTCATGTGCTTGATTTCCTCATGAGTTGCTTTAAGTAGTGCAGGTGCAGGCATAGCGTCGAACTTGGCTTCGAGTGTTTCGAGAGCGCCTTTGAGCTCAACGATTTCAGCTTTGTCTGCTTTGGTTTCGATAGAAGCGTCGACGTCAGCTTTAACAGCGACAGTTTCGAACTTAGTTTCTACCTGTGCCTTGATAGCTTCAAGGGCTTCATTTACTTCGATAGACATGTTCATCCTTTCAGAGATGATAAAGACATAGGTGCAGCATTCCACTGCGCGTTAGTCTAAGGGTTTTGGGTTGGTCGTGTATTAGAGCATTCCGCCCCAAACTGGTTACAGCTTAAAGCCTGCTAGGGCCTCAGCTAGTGTTTCTTTGAAGGCATCAGCTTCACGGAGGTTCTTAAGACCTTTCCAGCCAGAGAGGAACAGAGCCTCACATTCGGACTTGGTCAGGCCCCCCTCGATCAGGTGCTTCTTGAGTGCAGCTGTCTCGATGAACCCATCGTCAGACTTGACAGACATGATCTGTGCTTGGTCGTTAGCTGGGTTGAGGACAACAGAAGTCTCCACAAGTTCGATCTCGTTGAACGTGCGACCACCTTCGTCATTCTTGGTGTAGTCAGCGCTACGGAAGCCAATGGACACAGATGATACTGCATCACGCTTCATGAGCTTGTAGACGTCAGAACCTTTGGTGGTCTCAGTGTACAAGACACCAGTGCCAACAACACCATGCTCATCAGCCTTGAGGTCCGTCCACTCACCGATAATAGATGTGTGGTCATGCTCATAGAACATTGGGAGCTTCTTGGTTGTTGGGTTGAACTTAGCGATGTAGCTATCCAGAGACCCTTTGGCCATGATATCATCAACAACATCAGAGTTGCCGAATGTTGTCAGGTAAGCTGAGATAGTGCCCGCAGGGGCATCAGCTTTGGTCTCAACCCGTAGTGGGATTGACTTACTTATCATCTTCATTAGATGCATCCTTCTTCTTTGTGAGCTTAGTGAACTTCCAGCCTTGAGCCTCTAGGCCCTTTCTGTCAGCGCCATAGCCAGCCTCTATACCGTCTAGGTTAGAGCGTGTGTAGGTGATGCCATTAGGCCTCTTGATCGTCCACATCAGGTGTCTCCTCTGCAATTGGTGTTGGTTCCTTTGGCTTGTCTTCCTCAGCCATAGGACTGTAGCCCATTAAAGCGCGAGCCTCATCGACCGTAAGAATACCAGAGCCAACGGCATCGACAGCCACAGCAGTGGATTGCTGAAGGTCTCCACGAAGGAGGTCAGAGCTATCAAAACGAATGGTCAGGTTAGTACCACCCAACAGGCCAGCTGTGAGCTTCTGCTCAATCAACGTAGTCAGAGGTGCCACACTGTCACGGTAGAACGCTGTGTTGCGCACTTGAACGTTGCTGTACTTAGCGCCACTGAAGATTTCCAGCATGTGACTAGGGATACGGAAGACAGCACCAATGCGGGCTGTAGTCTGTTCCTTGAGCGACTGGATGTCACCATCAGCAGGGCTTAGTGGTGTGAGCTGTTGGAAGGTAGCACCGCCACCGATGACAGCTACTGAGCCGCGTGTGGTCCCGCCTTTGCCGAACTTACGTGACCAAGCATCTGTGAACGCCTGAGCAGTAGCTGGCTCAACATCCTCTGGGAAGCTAACAATGCCAGAAGCAGATGTGCCATTGACGAAGGTATCAGCAATCAAGATGTCGATAGCGTTGTCGATAGCTACCAGACGTGATGTCTGCTTGACCCGTGAGAGGCCTTGAGCTTCAGCACCAACGAAGTCACGTAGGTGGATGATCTCTTTCTCTGTGTAGATCTTCTTGTTGAGAATGAATGTGCGCTTGCCCGACATGGACAACACAGTCTCTACTTCAGCTGCTGGTAGTGGAACCAACTCAACGACCTTACCAGAGGATGTAGTGATCTTCTGGATGTAGCAGTTGCCATAGAGCATGAGGTCCACCACGATACCGTAGAGGAACTCGTATTGGCTCTGTGAAGCGTTAGGTGTAGCCAGTAGGTCATTGACGTAGTGGTTTACAGGGCTGAACGATTTGTCACCCTTGGTCATTACAGCCACAGGCAATTGAGACACAGCTGTACCCAATACGCTCAAGCATGTGAACACTGTGGCGTTGGTCATTGAGGTCTCAGGTGTTACCGCCTGTGCGCTGTGGGGGTTAGCACCGATGGCAAACGTAAAGTTGCCACTGGTGGTTGGGATGTCGTCTGTAGCATCAGAAGGCCGTAGCCAATCTAAGAGTGATGGCATCATGTGCCTCCTTTGTTAATCCATGTAGAAGCTGAACTTCTTTGGCTTTTCCTGTTGCAGTATTGCACGACCGATAGCCATAATCATTGCTACCACAGGGTCAATCTTGAGTGCAGGGTCAGGCCCCTTGCGAACCTTGATGTTCTCGTTAGCGTCTGTGTAGACTTCCGCGTTGTTGAAGCACCAAGAGAAGAATGGATCCCCTAAGTGCTGGATAGCCCTATTGCGAATGACGACCTCAGCTTCTTTAGATGCTGGTGACATAGCCTTCATGCTCTGGTCAAAGCGTACCATTGGCAAACCAGCATCAGTCAGCCGTGATGTTAGGTGGACAGCAGACCAACTATCGAATGCCACCTCCTTGACCTGCTCACGTTCTGCAAGTTCCAACAGGTAGTCATAGACTGCATCATGGTCAGCTACGTTGCCCTCAGTGACCCTCAAGGCCCCACTCTCAGCTGCCATGTCATAGACTGACCTGACGTGCTTAGGGCAGGACTTGAATGCCTCCTCAGGTACCCATGCTTGGAAGTTGACGTAGAACTGACCACCAGAGGCCCAGAGAAGGGCAACAGCAGTGAGGTCTGACGTTGCCCCTAAGTCCATGCCTACGTAAAGCGGGAGGCCCTCAGTTGGTAGCTCAGAGGTTGTGCAAGCGTTCCACAAAGCCACATCCATCCAAGCCTCAGCAGTGCTAAGGAACTGGTTGCAATACTTGACCTTGAAGTTCACAGCTTTGCTAGGGATGTTCTCGGCTTCCTTCATCTCCTCCATGAGGAACTCAAGGGAGACGCTTAGGCCTAGGTTAGGGTTAGCTTTGATCCAGACTTCCGGATCGTTCCACTCGTCACCTTCCTCTAGCTGATAGGCTAGGGTAAAGACGCGCTCGTCATCCACTAGGCCCTCAAGCACCTTCTTACCGTAGTCCAAAGACTTCATGAAGGGGTTGCTCTCAGCGCCCGTCTGACCTGTTGTGATCATCCAAGTCTGTGGTGATAGCTGTGACCCCATAGAGGACGTAACAACATCAAACAGGTTTTCGTCACGAATAGCAGCAGCCTCATCGATGATAGCCAAACGAATGTTTAGACCATCGAGGCGCTTGCTCTCCTTTGACAGAGGCCAGTAGCGTGTCCAATTAGCCTTGTTAGACATAGCCGATACTGTACGGTTGTAGCTGGGTATCAAGCGTTGATCTGATGTCTCAGCCATTCGACCTGACATGTTCCAGACCAGCTTAGCCTGTTCCTTTTGTGTAGCCATAGTGACTAGCTGAGATCCTTCAGGACCAAAGCGTAGCTCATAGAGACCCACAAGGGCCAACACTGTAGACTTAGCATTCTTACGACCAACCAAAGAGATCAAGCGTGTGTAGCGTCTGATGCCATCGTTGAGCTTGTCCACCCAGCCGTAAGCATTAGCTATCAAGAATGCCTGCCAAGGGGATAGCTCAACCTGTTGGCCTGCTACCGTGCCTTCGACGTACTTGAACAGCTGCATAAACCCTAGGGCATGATCTGATAGCTCATTAGAGAACTCCCAGCGGAAGCCCTCAGTGTGTTGGTTAGTGTTTAGGTCGTTGAGGAACGACTGGCACTGAAGCCTGATGTATTTGTTAGCTAAGATCGTCCCATCTGTTACGTCTGTAGCGTATTGGATTGCATCTGATGTCAGTGCCATATTGTTTCCTTATGTTTTATATAGTGCCTCTAATTGCTTCATTGAGACCATCTGTAGATCGTACTGACCATCGCTGACCAGACGCTTAACGGCAACACCACGCCAATAGTTACGTGCACTGGTGCCTGCGTAAGCATCATTATTCTTGCCCTTGAAAGAGCCAGCAACTAAGCCGTGCAGTCGCTTGCCTGAGCTAGTGACGTGTGTGCTGTAGTCGAGGAAGTGCGAGTGGCCCACAGTAGCTGACTGATGGCCTTTGACCAGCAGAGAGCGAGCGTGGTTGTCACCACTGATAGGACGACCCATAGCACCTGATGTGAGGTAGTGCGCGTAAGTGATGCCGTCGATGTCGATAGTACCAGCAGCAGCGCCCTCATAGTCAACCACGTCATCAAAGCGATGCTCTAGCTGTAGGTGG